ACTTGCTCGACGGCGAGGAAGTCCGCCGCGGGAATTGCTGCTGAGATCGCGGAGGTTGGGACGTAGACGAAGAACAAGTCGAGGTCACCTTGTGACAATGCCGTCTCAACTTGACTGTCGAATCCTAACCAGCGAGCGTTGGATCCCGAGAAGTCGCTTGCTGATGCGACGATTCCACCTGCGGTCCAAGTAAGGGCATCGGCGCCCTTATAAGAACCGGAATGAACTGTACCTGCAGCGAGGTTAAGAGCAGTCATCGAGCCGGTTACGCGAGAGTAACCTGAACCGACGAGGTCGTACATACCACCTGTCGCGAGAGAGCCGGAACGAACGCCCTTACCCGCTGGGTTGTTGTAGAGAGATTGACCACGAGAGTAAACCTCTCCGGACTCGCCTAGTGGCTTACCGACGTCTGAGCCGTAGGTGTAATCAAGATAGAAGATTAGACCTGAGGGAAGGCTCATTGGCTGGATGGAGACGAGCTCGTTGGCGACGAGGCCACCGAACACGCGTCGGACGATCGGGAAGGCGATGTTGCTAAAGCCTTGGATCTGTCCGGAGCCGACGAGGCTGCCGCCGCCGGTCGAGAGAGCGTTGCTCTCTTTGAGGACTTGTGCAGCCTGGTTCTCGAGAAGTTGCGACATGACTTCGCGCTTGGTGCCGTCGAGGCCACGGAGGAGACCTGTGCGGCTCCACTTCTCTGTCAAACGAGCGCGCTCGGCACCGATGTGCTTATCCTTGATGCCTTGCGCTAAATGTTGTAGTGTAAATTGTTTCATTTGTTTCTCCTAAAAATATTGACTAAAAACGAATCACTTAAGACCTGCGAGCTTTGCCCAGCGATCAGCCTCGTAGCCTTCGCTAAGAACCGTCGATGCTGGACGCGTTGCTTGTGAAGAAGAGCCAAGAACTGGACGCGCGCCTTCCGCTAAAGAGCGAGAAGGTGTCGCTAGCGTTTTAACCAGGCTTTCATATACAAGCTTAACTTCTCTTTCGCTTGAAGCTTCGTCTAGACGCTCGATGATATCGGCCTTTTGGCGCTTCGTGAGCGATTCATTCTGGAGTAGCTTGTTGCAATAGAGGAGTTTCGTGTTGAACAGATTCGTTTCCGCCAACTTCTTACGGAGAGTTGAGGTCTCGTCCGTCGACCTTGTCATGGCGCCATTGCGGCGGACCACATTGCGGTTCTCTGCAAGAACCGATTGTAACTTGGCAGTGCGACGCACTGACTCGTTGAAAATATTTGCATAATAAGCATAGGCTTCTTGCATCTTCTTGGCTTGCTTCGCTTGCTCTTGAGCTTCTTGCTTCGCCTTCTGGGCTTCCTGTTGCTTCTTCTGCTTCATCTTTTGTTGAGCCTCTTGCTGCTTCTTCTGAGCCTTTTGTTGGGCTTCCTTCTGTTGCTTCTTGGCAGCCTGAGCCTTCTTCTTTGCCTCTGTCTGGAGGCGAGCTTCGCGAGCTAAACGACGGCGAGCTTCTTGAACTTGTTGTTGTCCTGCTTCTTCCATCTCCTGTTGCTCTTCTTCTTTATCGTCAACTTCGCCATATTGATGCATACCTTGCTGCTTCTTCTGTTGTTGTTGACCTTGTTGCTTCTTCTGTTGTTGTTGACCTTGTTGCTTCTTTTGTTGTTGTTGACCCTGCGACATTTGAGCTAATTCATCCATTTCTTGGTCTAGCTCGTACATTTCTTCCATTTGGTCGACGTCTTGATCACCTTCCTGTTGATCGTCCGTTTCATCCATTTCGTCAACTTCTATCATGCTTTTCATCTTTTCGGCTTCATCGGCGGTTACGAAACCGCTATCGATACCGAGCTTCCACCAGCCTTCATCGCCGTTTTCGGTTTGTAGGTTTTGAGTCTCTGAGAGCTCGATGTCGAGGAAGGGATCACCGAGATCATCAGACTCGAAATCTTCTCCGCTAGAAACATCGCCAGGACCATGTCCCCAAGATTGTACGTCATCGGCCGCCTCGCGAAGCGAACGCATACGAGCGATCTCGCGACGAAGCATGTTTTCATCAATTTCTACTATTGTGTTGTCGCTTAAACGTTTTGATTCCATTTTTTGAGCCTCCTCAGCTTTTTCTTCTTCACCGCCGAGGTCTAACTCCTCGGATTCCTCTTCTTCCTCACCTTCGCCCGCAGAGCCTTCTTCACCACTGAGGTCAAGTTCATCTCCACCTTCCTCAGACTCCTCTTCGGCAGGTTCTTCGCCCTCTTCATCGGTAACGAGATCGACGCCGAGATCGTCTAATTGATCACCGACTTCATCAGGGACGTTTGTGAGTTTTAGAGTTATTTCAGCCTCAGTTAATGATTTAAGATTCTTTTTCATGTTGTAACGCTCCACGAGCTTGTTGAGTTGTTGGTATAATTTTTCTAATTTTCCTTCGTAGACTCCTTTGTCTTGAAGGTTTCCTGCAGATTCCTGCAGGTATTCATAAACGGTTTCAATCTCAGAGACCATCTCTAAGATTTTTCTTTGGTAGTTAGCTGTTTTCTTTATGGATATGCTAGCTTCCAAAAACTTTTCTACCGCTTCGTTAAGTTGAAAAAGTTTTGACTCAATCTTAAGAGCGGTTGACGCGTTGAGTTTTTCAACGATCGGATTTAGTAATTTTATCGATTCGTTGCTCAACTCATATTGACCATCGACGGGAGATGCTTCAACACTTATATCATCTAAATCTAATGTGACTTTTCCCTCTTCATCAGGTAACGACATTGCCGCAGCGACGCTAGGATCGGTCTCGACAGGTACTTCGTCGGTTACTGGTGCTGCTACGCTAGATGCTAAACTGTCGTCAGTAAGAATATCGTCCTTAGATTCTTCATCTGAGGCTTCTCTTAGAAGTTCTGCTTCAATTAAATCCTTAATTCGCGGTGAAACTGCTTCGATTAACGCTTTCTTGGCGTTGTCTTCAGCAATTTCTTTTAGCTTTTTTACGTCGGCTAAAGCCTCTTCATATAGTTGTTTCGACATACCTTCTAGTGCCTCTCTTATTTTAATTATCGTTTGAATATTGATTATTCAACTGAGCTTTTGCCACGTTGTAAATTTTCGCCCAGAGATACTGTCCCAAGTCTAGGAGCAGTAGCAGAAGGTGATGCGGTATTGACGCTTGGATTTTTCGTATCAAAGCTTGGCTTGATGTCTTCGGGAGATATTTTTGGATCTGCATCTTTATCTACGCCATCTGTCTTGCCAGGTCCTGGCGAAGTAAGATCGGCGAAGTATGGGCTAGCAGGGTCGCCTGCTTTACTCCATTTTACCTCTGAGGTGTTTGGAACCGTACCATTGTTTACTCCGTAACCAAGGTCTACTCCATTACCAAACATTTCTTTATCGCCTTGTCCATTAATAAAATTTTTCGCAACAGCGACTGCTGTGGAAGCCGCCTCAGCGTTATTTTCTTTTCCGTCGTATAGGCCGCTTAATCCTCCCTTGAAAAGCTTCGACAGCCTGTCAAGTTTTGCAGTTTTTGTGGGTAAATAAATTGTATATCGTCCACTACCTGGTGTTCCCATAATAATTACCGCCTTTCAAGGATAATCAAGTCAGATACCACGAAGGATGCGAGCCCGCGTTTCGACTATTTTCTTAAGTCTATTGCGAAGACGTGTCTCTTCGATTTTAAGAGCTTTAATATAGTCGATCTTTTTTTCAAGAGCTTTATCAGAACCAAATTCGTCAGCGGCAACTTCTTCTGCACCAGAAGCGCGCTCCTCAGTTGATTCCATGTCGCCGAACTTGGCAACTTCTTCAGCTATAATTTTCTTTAATAAATTGCTTGTTAATTTCATTAGTATTCTCCGTACAGCATTGCTAAATATTCTGAAAAAAAGGAATTACGAAAAAATTATTATTATTTCTTCGACTTACCCATAAAAGCTAAATCTGCCCATTTCGATGCAGCCTCTTCGCCAAATAAATCTTCTGGATTATGAGAGGCGACCAAATTTTCTATTTTTCCACTTGGCATCGGTGCTTTCATTCTATCGTTTTCTAACATGGTCGGCAATGTTTTAGCAGCCGTATCAGCTAATATCGATGCCATAATATCATTTCCACCGGCTTCTAAACGTATAGCTTCACGCAATTGTGCTGATTGTAATTTAGTTTTTGAAGCATTTTGACGCATGACAGCTGCTGTTGTAATGGGAGATTGTTTCGCGACCTTTTTACTACTTACTTCGTTTATAGACTCTACCAAATTATTGCCCATACCCTCTGCAAGAATCTCTACTAAGCACTCTTTTACGATCGCCTTTAATTGACCCTTGGTAATTCCCATATCAACCTACACCTTCCCAAAACGTCGTTCCATTAACTGATCCTGTTAAAATTGGCATTTGATCGACATCTATTCCAACTAATTCTGCGTAAATGCTGACAGGGTGACTGTCGACTGCCGTATCTGATCGAAGATATATTTCTTTTATCCTTGCGTCAAATTCGAACTGTTTTCCAGCATCAATTTTAAAATAATTGGCTTTTTCTACACCGTTCGAGGTAAAGCCGACGCGAATGTAAACATTGCTACCTGTGTTTTGATTCCAGACAAAAACGCGTTTAGTGATTTTTGGAAAATTATAACCATATGTTATATTCGGAAACACGACAGAGGATGTTACCCACGGGAGACCTGGTCCTATGAATTCATTTACTGAATTATATCCGATTCTTGGTTCTTTTAGTCCCATCACTTGCCTCCATAAGAAATTATATCATTTAATATTCTGTCAATTCTATCAGATTTATTAAAGACTTTTTGGAGTTCAGCAGAAGTAATTCTGCGACCCTCTGGAAGCATAAACGCCCCTGGCGTTGATGGCTCGGAAACATAATCCCAACATATAAGTTGAAAGTCATCTTGTACGACGTGATAATCGCCTTGTTTTTTAGTAGAACCAACTCCTCGAGAAGAAATACCAAGTTTTACGCCTGACTCAACAAGAGATTGAAGAATCTTACCTGAAGGTGTATCTAGTAATTCGACAGTACCGTATACTGTTCCACCCTCTAGATAAGCTTCACGAATAACGTGCGAAACATTTTTGAGATTAACGACAGATGAATCTGGATGATCGAGTTCGCCTAACGCTCGATTCTCTACAATAAACTTTTGATAGTTGCGAATTTCTCTTTCAAGAACATGCTGCGGGTAAATACGACCATTTTGATTTAGCGTATCTGCTTTTTGCAATATGCCCTTCATCATTACCTTACCGCTGTTCTTTTCGCGAGATTCTTTAATCATCTCCGGTGTATAATCGAAGATTTCATAAGAATTTAATAGGCGCAAGTCTTTCATGACTCTTCTCCTTCATTTTCTGTAAGTTCTTGACGTAGTGTGGAATACAACATGAATTTGGATACTGTAGAATCGTCCACAGAGTCAAGAGATTCTGACAGTATTCTCGATTTTGTATCCTGTAGTTTATCGATAACAAAAGTATTGTCGTGTTTTTGAACCGTATAAACGTCAATCGCTTCAAGAAGCCCACTGCGAACTTCTTCTAACTTTCTCTTGATAGTTGTTTGATCTTCATTAGCGGTGGAAAAAGCGTATGCCTTGATGATCTCTCTTTGATCGTTATTTAAAGTCGTCGAATATTTTTCATTCAATTTCTTCATCATGACCTTCATAAGAAGACGAGTGGTTCCAGGCGTTTCGTCTATTAATGCTTGATCTTCTTTTTTCTTTTCAGTTATTAACCATTCGCGTAATTGATTTTCGTAACTAGCAAGCGACACAATATCAGCTGTACCAATTGGTTTTCTCCATTCATTAAATAAAGTTTGTATTGTTGCGTACAATCTATATTCAGCGATTGGTTGATCATAGAAATTTTCGTCTTTAATCATGTGATTGATACTACGTATCAATAGAGATTTTTCTCTATCCAACGTATCGTAATCCAAAGATTCGATCGCAGCTCTTGCTTCCTTAAGAATCGATGTCGCGACTGAGTCTCCACTAACTGTGGTTTTTATTAACGCATTAAAAATACGAAATTCTTTATACAGTTGAGTGCCTGGCTTGAAATATCTACGAAGAATTTTCAAGGCGGTCGCCGACTTTCGTTTGTTGTCTTCAACAAGGGCGCTTGAAATAGTCCTTATCAAAAATTCGTATAGCAAAGCAGTGTTTCTTTTTTTGTTGTGCGTTTTTGACATCGTACGCCCTTTCAATCTCCATCAATATTAAATAAATCGTTTTCTTCAGTAATTAATGTCTGATCGTTTATTTCTTCCGAAAGTAAACCTGAATTTTGTCGTTGCGTTATTTGTAACGCGGTAGACATTTTTTGAAGTGTCGACTGTAACGACATTGGCAAATTTGGACGAACATAATCTTCTTCAAATGAGCGAGATTCCTTGAAAGGATTAATCGCTCTTTTTAAATCAGCCATTCCGTGCGGGTCCTTCATGCCCATCCCGTCTGCGTCATAGTCTGTCATACCCTTGAAGTCTGGCATGTGATCCTGATATTTTTTCCTGCGGCTTTGATCGTATAAAGCTTTTTTTAGTTGCGATTGTGCCTTTACTGGCAATTTGTCTTTTTCGAATAATGCTGGCATAAATTCTTCTAAATCGTCGCCGTTCGTTAACAGCTCTACATCAATGTGTTTTTGTGATATATCGTCGCCCGCAAATAAACTTTCGCCTGCTTCTTCTCCGCCTGCTTCTTCTCCACCTGTCTCTTCTTCACCAGCAGGTTCTTCTTCACTGCCACTTGCTGCAGCTGGTTCTTCTTCCGGTTTTGCAGCGTCTATCGTTTGATCAACAATTTTTTCTTGATAACGCTGCTCGTCTATTTCGCCTATTTGTTCGTCTGTAAGACCCCAAATCATTTTACGAGCAAATTGTTTGCTACCCATGCCTTCTGGTATCGATCCAGCTATTTCGAATTTGGAGCGCCAAAGTTCTAGTTTTTGTTGCTGCGCGACAGTGGAAGGATTAGAAAGACGTAATGTAAAGTTTTGAAGATCTTCGGCGTCAAAACCATTCGCGTATAAGTGAACTATCGCGAGTTTATTGAGCTCTGATATAAGAACTTTTTGAATAACATTGATGGTTCGAGAAAAGCGAATATCTTCCTGCGCAAGAGTCGCTTTAGACGCTAACATCTCATCGTATCCTAAATATGCACGCGGTATTTTCAAAGCAGCAAATAGTTTTTTCTGAATATATGCTACGTCTTCTACCGCCGCCGCGTTTTGTCCACCCGCCAGGGTGTCAATTCTAGTGCCAGATTCTCCTCCACGAACGGGTATAAAATAATCGTCCTCTATGCTTAGCGGAGCATAACGAAGATCTAAACGACCCGTCGCTCTATCTACTACTTGATTAGTACGCAGGTTCTTGCGTTGTTCCTCGACGTACATCGGTACGTTTTCCGGAGGAACGTTGGCGACGTCAATGTAGAACACGCGGCGTTCGGGCGCGCGAACAACTCGATATACCAACATCGCGTCCTCAATGAGGATCAACTGTCGCCAGATACGGCGAGCAGGTTCGATGACTGAGGAGCCATAGGGCAAGAACATGTCGTTACCGAGGAGACGGAAATGAGTTACTTCCCAGTTCTCAAGGGTACGATTGCCAAGGGTCACCCAGCGATATCGCACGGCGAATGGATCGTTGGGGTCGTAGTTCTCTTCTCTCTCAATCTCGTTGACAGGGATGGGAAACGCGTTGATGACGCCATATTGGGGCGACACGTCGTTGTAGAGAAAGAAGTCTCCATATTTGACAAGGTTACGGGCCCAAGAACGAAGATTAAATTCGACGTTGAGAGTATTATAGAAGAGATCTTCCAGGATCTCTTTGATCTTTTCGTTGTCGGAATAGATGTGTAACGCACGACCCTTATCGTCTTGCGCGACTGTTTCGTCCGCGTAAATATCCATTGCGGCAGCGATTTCGGGTGTGTTGTGAGAGATAACGGTGTTTGTTGCGAAGTTTTTATATCCGTCTACCGTCAAATCGAAAAGAGGAATTACTCCATGATATTCTATAGAGACTACCTTGAGGTTTTCGTAGTTCTGAGAAAACTCTGTATAGTTTTTATATCCGTTCTCAGAAAGACGCTTGACAAGAACAGTCGTAGTCGTATCTAAAGAATTAGCTAATTCTTTCTTCGACATGCCTTTAGAAAACGCCGAACAAATTTTATCGAATGTAATAGTCTTGTTATATCTGTGATTATTCTCGCCTTGATTATTCCATCCTGCGTTATGCCAATCTGGGTTATAGGCTTTTGCAAATGTCTCAAAATTTTGATAACCGTGCTTACGAAGTTTGCGTTTGATTACGTTAAGGTCTGTATCAAGTACTTCACAGATTTTTCTTGAATTAAACTTAACTCTTTCCGCAATTTCGAGTATTCGCCCGAATGTGATGTCTTTTCTTTCGGCGGGGTTATTTTCTGTCATGAACCTGGAATGACAGATTTTAAACTGCTGAATCCAATCGGCGTTTTGCTCTGACCACTTAGCACCATTAAGGATCTCTGCGTGTAATCTGCGATGGTCTTCGTCAAACATTACCTGCAAATTTTCAGGTCTATTATCGTATTTAATAAAATTTCTATGATGGACAACCTCATCATCTATCAAGGGTGATCCTTTTAATATTTCGCCGATGACGCGATGTTCAGCAACCCAACCGTTCATTTTAGAACGTCGATCCATCGTATAAATCCAACGATAACCATCTCCTTCTTCTTTGCAACCATTAAAAAGGTCGCGACGGTAAAATGGCATCATCGCATCGTCACATTTTAAATCTTCAATTTTGCAAAATGTTCCGTCTCTTTTCATAAGACGATGGTTGGGAGTTCCAATAATCTGTTGACCATTGTCAAAAGTAACGGTATAAGCATGATCAATTCTAGTTTGACGGGCTTGTTTACCTAAAGCCGGAACAATTCTACCTAGGTTGTGATCATATGCATAAACTAAAAACTGTTTGTCTAGATTTTCTTCACATTCTGTGGCAAGGTCTTTTATCTTTTTATATCCCCCTGGCACGGCGATTAACGTGTCGCCGTGAAGGCAATATTCCATCTCGCTAAAATCCTGATATCTCATCAAGCGTTCAGAGAGGTTATACGCGTTCGCTGTTATTGTTGCGTAAGAAGGAGCTAAAGATTTTTGAAATAGTAACGCGCCTGAAGATTTCGTTTTGTCGGCAACTGCGATAGTAGTGTCGAGAGTTCTGAGCTTGCGTTTTACTACAGGACCACTTTTAAAAAGTTTCGATAATCTTTGAAATAACGATTGCGGTTCTTTTTTTATCATGATTTCTTGCCTCTCCAGTTAGGGAGATGGCTCTTCTTTCGTTAGTTATAATACTAAAAAAATGATCGTATACTTTTTATGCTCCTACGACGGCTTTGGTTGTCGGTTTTACTGAAACCTTTTTTTCATCCCCGGAAGCCACAGCTGTCGAAGGTGGAGTCTTAGGACCATCGACGTACTCCATTGGTGAAACTACTATTCTTTTCAAGATTTTTTCGGTTTCTAATAAATGCTTGTCTAGCGCAACTGCACTTGCGTCGGCGCTAGATTTTGCTTTTGCAGATGCTACTGATTTAAAAGACTCGATTGCTTTAAGAAGCTTGCTAGCGTTTTGAGCCATTGCGGCAGCCTGATCTTCACGATCGCCTTCCTTCAAAACTTTAACTTCTTCTGAAATAATTCTTCTTAGTTGCGAAATTGTTATCTTTGGCATATCGATTCCTTAACTTTAATAGATATTCTCTTCAAGCTATAAATTTATCTATATAGCCAAGAAAAATCTGTAACGTCAACATGTTTAATTTGAGAAGGGTCTTTAGGCTTATGCGCTTCTCTCGGATTGAATCCACTCATCATCGCATTGGGAACAGGTTTAACTGATTTAATATCGCCTGGCATATTATTTTGTTGTTCGACCTTCGTCGCTTTTAACATCGCATATGCTAATGCTGTTGCTTGTTCATTCGCTATAGAGTCTCCTGCAACCAGCCATGCAGCGATTGCGAGACTCATGATAAGGTCATCATGAGCATCTTTGGCAGCTTGAGCCCGAGCGCCGTTCCAGACGAAAGCTTGCAATTGGTCGTATAGGCGTTGCGAATAAATCTTAATTTTATTGTTTCTAGCCAGTTCTTCTAGTTTCGCCAATATTTGGCCTCGCGTTTTTGTTTGCGTTGAAAAACCAGGTACCGCGTTGGGGTCTGTTGGTCTAAATTCGAATGGGTCTCCCGCCGCACCTTGGTAATATAGTCTCGGATAACCGCTATCTCTTAATTTGACGCAAGTAAAATAACCAAAAGTATTTTGTTCTGGGCATATTAACGCGTCGTTATATAGCTTTCCGTATTCGAATAATAAGTCTGCTAATTTATCTGGCGGTATTTTGCCCATATACTCTGCAACAACTTCGCAAGTTGAATTATCGACAACGTGAAATGTTGAAAAATCTCCGGCGTCTCCTCTCGCTACATCCGAGGCAATAACATATTTGCTGCCTGATTCGGGTCGTCTCCATATCCAAACAGCCGACTGAGGACCGATTTTTTCTAATGGCGGGCGAATTGACTCTCTTATGGTTTCAAGGTCGCTTGGCTGTAGAAACGTATCTCCCGATGAGATAAAGTCGCAAAGAAACTCTTGGGCTACCTTGCGCT